CAATTTTATACAACATTCTTGTTTTGTGTACTTCTCTACAGCAATATGATACTGCTTACATAATTGTAATAATTCGTCAATTGTCTTTTTATTTAATTTACCCTTTGTGAATTCCTTAGATGGTAACCAATACTTACACTGCTTACTATGTACATTGCAAAAATAAGTAGTATTCTTTTTATATGTCGCCTTTTTATTACATTTTTTGTTATTTTTTAATATGTGACTGCATTCCATAGTAGTATTATTTTCTTCTATTAAATCCATTATTTCCCATTGTGCAATATATGGAACACTATTGCTCAAATCAAAAATACAGTATCCCATATTTTTGATACCTACATCAAAACTAATGATTTTCATATATATATATCTAAACATATATGAACTGTTTAACCTCAAATTTAAAGAACATTATTTATTCAGAGAACAATATTTGGTGCCATTTTGCGAGATTGTAATTCCGTTTTAACTTTATAATTTTCCTGTAAATCACTATCTACAGGAATATAGTCTTGATTTTCAGGAATATATCTTCCACAATGGTTCTTTGCTTCTCTTAGATTTCGTTTCTTAATGGGTTCTGAACGTTCTTGCATATATTTGCGATATTGCCAACTTGAGAATGTTTGTTGTTTTTTCACATCACTTGTATAGAAATTGGGTTCTTTTTTTCCATACACATTGTCTATTTCATTGGTCATACCATATCCTAAATATGTTGGTGTAGTTATGTTATATGCGTTGTCTAATGTTTGATAATTCATGTTATATATATTCAACACATATATTTTTACGCCTTTGAATATAATTCCATCATTTTTTCTGTTTGAACCTTGTAATCAGCAATGGGTTTTATATATACATCTTTGTGTGATTTCCAACGTTCATACCAAGAATGAATTTCTTTTGGTTGTAATTGTTCTAATTCGGGAACCCACCTTTTAATATATACACATTCAGGGTCAAATTTTTTACTCTGTATCCATGGATTCATTGTTCGGAAATAGGGTTTCATATCAACACCTGTTCCACTAATGCCTTGCCAATTCCCATTATTGGAGGCAATATCATAGTCTGTGAGCTTTTGAGCAAAATATTGTTCTCCCAATCGCCAATCTAACAATAATACTTTTATTAAAAATGTAGCACAAATCATTCTACAACGATTATGCATATATCCCGTTTCATTCAATTGACGCATTCCTGCGTCGACAACTGGAAACCCAGTTTGGCCGTTTTTCCATTTATCAAAATTTGTAATGCTGTTTGACCACACAATCTTTCTGTATTTTTTGATATAGGATTGTCCAACAACAGAAGGAAAATTGTATAAAACATGTGCAAAAAAATCTCGCCATATTAATTCACGTATCATTCCGTGCTTTAATGAGAACTTATCACGAATGCTATGATATACTTCGCGTATTGATACACACCCAAATTTGATATATGCTGATAAGAAGGATGTATTGTAATCCAGTGTATCGCGTTTTACTGTATAATCACACTGATCTTTCAATGCCTTCTTCAACTGTTTTATTCCGTTTGTACGACCACCTTTCACTAATATGTCAGGGTTACTATTATACAATTCACTTGACTGATTCAATGAATAACTATGCTTCTTTGCTATTTTTAACAATGAATTGGATATATTAGATATTTTGGATTTATTTATGGGTTTCACTTTTTTATTTATAACCGTATTCATAAATGGTGTATATTTTTTATAGTAACTACCAGTTGTTGTTTGTATTGTACCAGGAACCTGTAAATAATAATCGTGTTCTTGATGACATAATACATTATTTTCTTTACATAATGATATAATGCTGATATCACGTTCCCTTGCATATGGACTATAATCTGTATTGAAAAACACTGCGTCAATACTATTGTGTTTAAATACATTTTTCAAAACATCGTCATTTGTTCCATAGAAAATATTGAACACCCCATTTGCGTTGTCTATATGGTGTTTCAAATCATTCAATGATTCAATCATAAATTGTATAGCATTATCGGATTTATATTTATTTGCTTCGGTTATCTGTTCTGGTGTGAAAATAAAACAGACATGTAAATTATTACAATTCTTGGATGCTTCTAATAATGTAGTATTATCATAGAGACGTAAATCACGGCGAAATATAAATAATCCATTTTGTATTGTCATTTTCTTCTATATTAGTCCTTTGGAAAAGAATATAAAAATATACTTTATCATATATTTATATCTATTTATGAACTACATATACGAAAAAGCGAGTAAATACGCATTCATTGTGGGTGTAAAAACATTAGAAGCAGTTTCATATGTTAATAATATACTTTCATACATATACGAAAATAACATTATAGCTAAACAATTCACTGATATTGTATCTTACTATATGCAAATGGCGTGGTGTGATTTATATAAAGTAAAATGTAGCATGCCAAACGCAGTAAATTGGTATGGTACATCGTGCTTAATTAAAACCAATACTGATAATATTTTACACAATGTAATACGCAAAATACCTATCCAGCAATGCTATTACAATTCTTTTTTTAAATCGTTGTTATTTATGCAAGATGGAAAATACTTACTGTCTAATAATGAATACACCATACAAGATGTTCATTATGATAGTGATATTTCAAAATGTGTAGACAATGTTGGTAAAATTCTTGACAATGAATTATCATTGGTAGGTAATATAGAGGATTGTGTATTTATTATGGAATATTTCAATTTGTTTATTGTACGATATGCAATGTATACTGACATGGATAGTCCCAAGTTTGATGAGTTGAATCATTCCAATACATCCTTTTTATCAATTGAATATACGCATCCTGAAATGGAATCGTCAATCTTTTTTGAATTGGATGAACGTTTTTCAATAATTGGAAATGAACTTTTTTCGCCATCCTTTGTAAAGTATTTGCTTGAACACCAGTTTTATCCATATGTGTTTGATAATAATTATGCATTAAACATTATGGACAGTAATATGGATATCAAACAATTGACTGGAAAACAATATATTCGGTTGAATGAAAATACATATGATGTAGTTGATATTGTTACAGAATAAAAATTGATTACGAATAATATATAAAAAATATATATCATGACATATTACTAGGAGTAGAAATAATCCTTCATATTCAATATGGTGGGTCAATCCGAACACATAACAAATGATAAATGGGATTTGTATTACCATTTACCAACTGATCCAAACTGGGATTTGCGTAGTTACAAGATTATTATGAAAGATATACAAAATTACGAAAGTGCTTTGGCATTGAATAATAATATTAAATCTGGAGTAGTTAAAAATTGTATGCTATTCTTAATGCGTTCTGGAATAACTCCTCGTTGGGAGGACCCTAACAATAGAAATGGAGGTTGTTTTTGTTACAAAGTTCATAATAAAACAGTATATCAATCATGGACTTTATTATTCAAATATATTATATCTGAAACACTATCAAACAACCCCAAAATTAATAGTAATATAAATGGTATTACTATTTCTCCAAAGAAGAACTTCTGTATTATAAAAATTTGGATGAAAAATTTGGATTTCCAAGATTCTGTTGTATTTCATACCTTCGTAGATGAACGCTCTCAAGGATGTTTATTCAGAAAACATGAACCAGAATCATAAATTAAATCATAAATAAAAATAATATAACAATACTTTCAAGAGTTGATATATTCAAAAGTGTAAAAATTGAAACAAAAAAACGTATTTTTTTCATATGTAAGAAGTAATATATATATTTACATATGAAACAGTGTGAGCGGACCATTGACAACATTGACTACTTATTTGTAATTGGATCGTGTAAAGAAGAAAATCAGTATTTAATTGATAAATCAGAACATCAAGATTTATGGTTTCATATATCAAATTATCCATCTTGTCACGTTGTTTGTCAAATACGTAATGCATCCAAACCGAATAAGAAACATTTACATAAAATTATTAAACAAGGTGCATTATGTTGTAAAGCACATTCAAAGTATAAAAGAGATAAAAATGTGGATATTACATATGCTACAATAGGACAATTGGAATCCACAGATAAAGTAGGCAAAGTGATTGTTCATAATAGCAAAATAATCACAATATAATATGATTATATGTTATACCGAAAGTATGAAATATAATTGGATATATAGTATATGTATTGGAACACTATTTTTTGTTTCAGGGCAGATATTTCTGCGTAAATCCTTTACATCAAGTGACGATTATATACAAACATTATTGTATTTTACATTAGCAATTTCAATAATGACACTTGTTGGATTTTTATTCCAAGGAGATAAAACTACTTTACATCAACTAACTGATCAACGTATAAACGCATTCATAGCAGGTATATTATTTTTTATAGGGTTCATTTTTTGGATTTATACGATTTCCACCAAGAATAGTTTAGGTATTATTCGCACCTTTATGGCGGGGTTTGAGACATTTGTATTATTTGGTGCTGGATATTTATTTTTTCATGAAAAAATAACGCTTTTACAATCATTTGGTGTATTATCAATTTTGTTGGGAATATATTTGATCGGCAATGACGAGGAACATTGAGTTAATTTAATGATGGTAACGAGGATAAGCATAATTTGATTTCACCAAGAGAAGCTACATCATACTTGATAATAAGTGGTAAATCATTACCTAAATACATCTCTAAATGACTACATAATGGGGTGCATTTAATAAAATGACTCAAACTTTTGAGTGAATATTCACCCTGAATAACAGCATTGTTGTCATTCTTTTGTACAAACTCCATATTTCCGCTTGATTCAGAACGATAAATTTCTGATTTTGCAAACGGACCTTCACAATTAAAAATAATATCATTGCTGACTGATTTAATCTCAATTCTGTCGGATATTCCATTCATATCTCGTATTACTTTTTGAAAATCGCTGGTGGGTAAATTAATAATTGTGGAATATTCCAAATTTTCGGGAAAATCTTCATTATCTGTGTTTGGATCAATAAGACGTAATTTCTGAGTTGAACATTGTTTGATTGAGCCGTTTTCATATTGAAGTCCAAGATGTGTCACTACGCCATCATTATAATCATTTTTATCGATATAAATCGTAAGAGTATCATCGTTTGACATTGTAGATATCAACTTGAATAATTGGGTTGTATTTACACACACAATAATTTGATTTGGAATAATAGTGTAAGATTCAAATTTAATTGATTCCAATATTACATTTACCAAAATGGTTTGTGTCTTGTCAAAATCACAAATATTAATGCCGTTTCGTGTAAAGGTAATGGTAGCATCCGTCAATATATCTTTGATTGCTGTAATCATATTGCGAATGGGTTGGATTTGGACAGTTTTAATAGTCAATACATTGTTTTCTTCGTTCATTTAAACGCGCAAATTATAATGTATATATGGCGTTTGGTTTTATATTATGTTTAAACGAATTTAATATAATTCATAAATATATAGATAATTATGAATATTCCTAAAAAGTATGTACCAGAAATATTAACGAATAGTGATTCAAAAAAGCAAAAATCATATATTACCAAATCGCGAAAATTGTATAAAAAAGGTAAATATTTTAATCGTCCTAAAGTAAAGTCATACAAGACCCGTAAATCTCGTCACGTAAATAAAGCAAAGAAAATATATAATGTAGATAATGTTGTTCCAAGTAATGAATTGGCAAAGAAAAGCCAATGTTCTCTAAATACTCTTGAAAAAATTGTCAATAAGGGACGCGGAGCATACTATTCAAGTGGCTCGCGACCTAACCAAACCGCTGAATCGTGGGGTCTTGCACGACTTGGTAGTGCTTTAACAGGTGGGTATTCGTCTGTGATTGATTTTCATTTATTAGATGAAGGATGTAACCATAACGGAAAGGCATACAAAATGGCTAAAAAAACATGTAAAAAAATGGGCAAATGTCATAAATATTTTTCAAAAAAGCAACATGCCGATGCAACTAAAAGCAAAAATTGACAGATGGCAACCAACAAGTACACCCAAGATATATATAAACATACAGCATACATACAATGCTATCAAAATTCAAAACACAATACAACACATTCATCCAGCATTCTGGTGTGGATGAAGTAGATTACCAGAAAACTGGTTTGGAATGGTGTCTTGGCAATGAACTACCTTTCCTTAAAGATGAATCCAATGAGCTTGACAGCTTCAAGGGAGGCATTTTATCCGATGAGATGGGAATGGGCAAGACAATCACCATGTTGTCTCTAATGTGCGTTAATGTGGTTCCCCACACATTGATTGTACTGCCTCCCTCACTTATTTCGCAATGGTGTCATGCAATTGCGAAATGCTACTACACAGACCCAGTAGTTTATCACGGTGCAAAGCGTAAGCACCTTTCCGACGAAAAGATTCTACAGGCGTCGGTTTGCGTTACATCTTACACGATGATGAGAGACGAACGGTTTGTCAGTCTATGTTCCAATCATTGGAACCGCATAATATTTGACGAAGCCCATTATATGAGAAATTACAAAACGAAGTTGTCAGTGGCGTGCCTTGCCTTTTGCCAGAACCATTGCAATAGCTCTCCGCGCTTATCTACGTGGCTACTTACTGGTACTCCCATATGTAACTACGAAGAAGATTTGATGTCTCTGTGTGCCATCTTAGGCATCCATAATAGTTATATCACACCCGAGAACATTGAATCTATCAAGAAAAACAAGCTTTTATATAGAACTAAAAAAGACGTTGGGATTGTAATGCCCAAACTCGTGACACGTAATGTGTCTATTATCTGGGACACAAACAGTGACGAGTACAAGGTTTCTCAATTGCTCCATTCCCAAATTGTAGAACCCAACAAATGGACAAATAACATTTCAGAGACAGACCTTGAACATTTTAATGAGAAACCGATGAAGAAAACGGGTCTCTGGATTAGAGCTCGCCAAGCGTGTATTCATCCATCTCTTCTTCGTTCGTACTTCAATAGTGGTAATAAACTTGCTCTTCTCAATGACATGGACAATAAAGAGGTATTCACCAGTTATGCCCCCAAGTATGTCTCCAAAAAAATCAGCGCAGTTTTGAAAACATTACACGAACAATCTATCAAGAACCCCGATAACAACAGAATCATCTTCTGTAATTACCACGATGAGATGAACATCCTTCACGAGAACATTGTCACTTATTTTGAAAAACGTGGTTCTACTGTTCCTTCTATAGAACTAATTAACAGTAAGGTATCCAAAAAGAAGAGAACTTCTATTTTGGAAAATACAAAAAATCCTGCCAAAATCCTGATTCTACAGCTATCTATGTGTGCCGAGGGGTTGAACTTGCAGAAGTATAATGAGGTCTACTTTGTATCTCCTACATTCAACCCTTCCATTGAGCAACAGGCCATTGCTCGGTGCTATCGCAGAGGACAACAAAAGGAAGTCTATGTATTCAAGTTCAATATGACGTCACTTGTGAATTACGAGGCTACTGATGTGATAGATGCTCTTACTGAAAAACTACCATCTGACCTACTGTCATCTATATGGGAATACGCAAAGCCCAACGCCGATAATTTTAAATATCGGGGTACATATTCATACAGCGTTACATCTACTGACGAGCATATTGCCAATATTTCCAGCAACAAGGAAAACATTATTGATACATATGTGCGATAATAATATGACATACTTATATTATTATCTAACCCTGAACATTTTCTTATGTATCTATTCTTTCACAACAGTGCCAATTTATACAAATGTAAATTTGGGTTTGCCATTCTCCTTTTTTATTTCTGCCACCTTGATTAATTCACCCATACCACTTACAGCATTATTATAACTTTCCAAATCATACACTTCATTTGTATCATTGTTTAATGCATAATCCTTTCCTTTATATGTAATCTTAGTCGCATCCCACGAAACTGTTTTTACATTTAACTCTTTGAATGATTTATCAATATCAATGTTTGGACGCGTGCTGTAATCATTGGACGTTATGTTTCCGAACTTATAACATACTAATTTCTCATCACTACGTTTTGTAGCATATAAATTGCAGTCAAAAGAACTGGATTTTACAGCGTCTAATACCTGATTATTAATATGTTCTTTCAACGATGCTATTTCAAATAATGTTTCGTCTGTTGTTACTGGTGTTACACCATCCATTTTACTGGTATCACGAATGCGTAATTCAATATTTTTCTCGCTTGTTTTTTGTTCCTCTGTAAGAACAGTTAAATACATGTATACTTTTACCGATCGTAATGATTTGGGTAATTCCTCGTGACTACATATACGACGAGCACGTCCAATAACTTGTTTGGGACGCACCATATTCCAGTAAGGCTCCATTATATGTACAAAGCGTGTATCTTTCAAACTAATACCTTCAGCACCGGATGCAGTAATCATAAATATCTTGATTATTTCACCATACAAGTTGTTTTTGGATTGCTTTTTCAATTGTGATGTAATTTCATCCGGTACAATATCCCAATTACTGTTGTAAATATTACGTATCAATTCTTTTTCTTCAGGACTTTCCGTTCCTGTATATAATACAAATTTGGGTTTTTCTTCGTCACCTATTTTTTGGACAATATTCCATTTACCAGAAGACGCATTTTTTGATACTTTGAATTCAGCATATCCATTGGATAATAGTATCAAACGTATAATACCAATACCTTCTATTGTTCTAAATTGACTATAAATCAAATGTTTCCCTTTATTGTCTGGATGCTGTAAATTATTCAGCAATTCTAAAAACTTGGGACTGTATAGTTTCAAAGATTCCATATTCAAATATGTGTATGCACCATTTCGGTCCTTCTTTGCTAATTCCTTTAATGCCTTTGCTATTTTCTTTTGATATGATACATCGTCTTTTATATTTTCTTCATCTTCTGGATTATAATCATCTCTGTTCATTATTTCTTTTTTCTTGATACCATCAAAGTTATCTTCATTTACGTTTCCTTCACTGTCTTTGTTTGGCATTGGACGTTGTATATCTGCTGGAAAAGCAAAATTACATAAAGCACGTGAAAAAATACGGTATGTTGACGAGACATCATCTTCTTCATCATCTTTTTTCTTTGCCTTATTCTTTTTATTTCTCTTATCTTGCTCTGCCTCTTCTTTTCGTATCTTTTCATATAACGAAAACTGATGGTCACTCATTTGAGATTTTACCAAAAACATTGTTTCATTTTTATCAGTATGAACCAGTTTCGGCATTAGTTGTTCTTGAGCACTCCTGAAGTAAGAAGTTAATCCCAAAATACGTCGCATTAATACATCTACATTCTTCAATTCTTGACCTTTTTCTGAATCTGTTATAAATAATTCGTTGAAATCGTCATCTTTATCTGGAAGACATTTATAATGAGTTACTGTTATACTGGATGGAATTATTTCTAATTTATTCTTTTTCAATATTTCAATTACCTTTTCTTGGAATTTGTCATCACTTATGTTTCCTGTTTGGTCAAGTTTTACACCATTATATTTGTCAAACAACCCATTTCCTCCTGAATATGGATTATATATTCCATTATATCCCATTTGATAATACATTCTCATGGATGCTTCATCTTCTATAGGTTCATTGCTTTCAGGAATTTTCTCTATAATACCTAATTCATTTTTGCGTGTTTTTCTGCTTTTACTTGCTTTTGTATTATTTTTTCGTGTCTTACGATTACCACCCTTTACTTCTTCGTCATTACCGAATCCAAACTGTTTTGCAAAAAAATCACGTGTTTGATCCACGCCTTTCTCAAATTGTCCGTATAATGTTTCTTCTTCCTCTTCTTCCTCTTCTTCCTTTTTACCTTTTTTACCTTTTTTATCTTTTTTGTCTTTTTTGGACTTTTCCTTTTCTTCAAGGTCTTCTTCTAATTCTTTAAGTTTTTGTTCTTTGTATTCCTTGTCTTTTTCCATTTTCTCTAACTCTTTTTTGAGCTCTTTTTCTTGTTCATCGCGTAATGCATCTTGTTCCTTTTGTATTTCATCATTCTTTTCTAAATTGTTATATTTACTTTTCAACTCAGATAATTCATTTTGAATATCTTCATACACTTTCTCTTGTTGTTCAATCATCTTCTTCTGTTCTTCTATTATTTTCTTTTGTTCATCTATTTCACTGTCTTTATTTGATAATTCTTCTCCTTCTTTTTCTAATTTTTCCTTTTCACTCATTAGTTCTTCATTCTTTTGTGTTAATTCATATAAGTCATATTCAAGAACAGATACCTTTTTCTTCATTTCATCAATTTCTTTTTCATTTTTATCTGACTTGGATTCTTCCTCTTTTTCTTCTTCACCTTCTTCGTCTTCTTCACCTTCTTCGTCTTCTTCACCTTCTTCGTCTTCTTCGCCTTCTACCTCTTCTTCTTTTGATTCTTCCACTTCGTCTTCTTCGTCTTCTACCTCTTTTTCTTCTTTTTCTTCTTCGCCTTCTACCTCTTCTTCTTTTGATTCTTCCTCTTCCAACTCCTTACTACTTTCAATTTCTTGTTCCAATTCTTGTGTCTTTCCACGTAGCGAATCATTTTCAATGGATTTACTTATAATACTACGTTCCAATACCTGATTTGTTTCAGAAAGTTCCTTTACACTTTTTGATAATTTATCAACCTTTGATTCTAAATCCTCAATCATTTCCAATTGCTTATCAGCAATGCCCTTTTGTGTATCTGCCAAGTCTTTACTTGATATTTCAGGTTTAGAATCTTCATTTTCTTCTCCTTCATCCTCTCCTTCACCTTCATCTGAAATATCTTCATCAGTTGTAATCTCTTCTTTTTCTTTTACCACAAATCCATCGTCGTCTTTCTGTAATATTTCTTCATCTACTTTCTCGTTATCATCATCTGTAGCACCACCTTTCATCTTTTTTGTACCTTTAGTAGGACCGCGTTTTTTAGCATTAACAAAGCCAAACGGGTTTCGGGTAATTTGCAATTTATTTCCACTGTATTCAATAAAATCAAATGTGTTCATTCCTTCTTTATCAAACATCTCCAATATAGCATCCCTGTTTATTTTTGCATCAGTATTTACTTTAACATCAAATGACCAGGTTTTAATATATCCTCGCAACATATTAAACATGATACTAATTTCATTGGGCTTATTGATAATTGGTGTTCCAGAAAGTAAAATTATCTTAGCGTTCTGAGCACTCATAATATAGTCATACAACATGTAGGATAATGATTTCTTCTTATTCAATTTGTTTATTATACGACTTACAAAGTTATGTGCTTCATCCACAATCAATACACAATTGTCAAATGGATTTCGGGTAAATTTACCAGTAATGCTTTCTAATTTTTTCATATTTAATCCATTATAGTTCAAATCCATATATTTTACACGAATCATTTCATTCAATTGTTTATCTATGTTGTCCTGCTCTTCGCTTTTTAACAAAGAAAAATTTGGCTGCTTATTTACATTTACCATCCAAGCACCTCTATGTTTGCGTATGTATTCACGTGAAATACTCAATGTCAAGTGTAATATTTCAACATTTTCCGGTTTTCCTTCAATACTAACAAATTCCCAATATTGATTTTTCTTAAATAGCAAATCACCACACTTTTTCAATTCACTGAAGAAATTCATTTTTAATGACGCCGGGGTCATTACTACAATTTTCTTGTCAGTTTTCATACCTTCAGCAAGAGCAATAGACGAGCATGTTTTACCACTTCCTAACCCATGATATAATAATAAACCACGATATGGTGTGTATAAGTTAAGATAATCACGAACGATTTTTTGATGGGTCAATAGACTAAAGTCGTCATTTCCTCCATCTGTGCAACTAATTTCGCTTTTATCTGATTGAATATCCTTTAAATAATTCTTAAACAGTTCATTAATCTTTTTGTTAAATATTTTACGATTATTCATATAATACGATGACGACTTGACTAATACCTTTTCTCCTTCTTTTGGCATTCTCTTTCTGAATTCCAAGACACCTTTATCAACCACTTTCCTATCAATATTTCCTTCTTTTGTTTTTCGTCCTCTCTTAATTGGCCCTTTTGTAATAATTTCCTCTTCATCTTCATCCTTTGGTTCTTCCTCTTGAGCTTCTTCCTCCTTTGGTTCTTCCTCCTTTGGTTCTTCCTCTTGAGCTTCTTCCTCCTTTGGTTCTTCCTCTGGTTCTTCCTCTTGAGCTTCTTCCTCCTTTGGTTCTTCCTCTGGTTCTTCATCCTCCTTTGGTTCATCTATTACAATTTCCTCAACTTTATTGTCATTTATGGGTTTTTTGTATTTGAATTGGTTAATACGTTTCATTATATCGTCGCGATTAATCATGCGCTCACCGCGTCTGTCTATAATCAATTTACCAGTCTTATCCTGTTTAGTAACCTCACTTTCGCTTTCTACAGTACTATCAATATCTTTTTTTTCTTCATTCATGTGTTCTTCTAATGGTTGATTTAAAAAAACATTAAATTCACGTTGTTGCTTAGGTACTGGCTTTCTCTTCAAAAAATCAACATTCATTTATATACAATAACAATATAATTATATATATTTATTAGACAAATTTATTTATGTTATCCAATGCTTCTTTACAAGCAATCTGTTCTGCCTTCTTTTTAATCTTATGAATGCCTTGTCCAAGTAAGATGAATGCCTTATTATCCTTTGCCATCATTACATGAATATCTTCATACGATTGAATACGTTCTATGGGTATTGCTTGAAAATGTTTACTATTATGAAATGTTTGTCCTAAACATAAATAAACACCCATATGATATCCATTATCATTATTGTACTCACTAATTTCACGATAATGTGGTGTCACTTTAAATTCCTTTTGAATTGCAACCTGTAATATATTTTTATAGTTTTCATCATTTTTCACAAGAGATATCCAATCTACATGTTTTTCATATACATTTTCAATGAATTGTTGTGCTATTTGGAACCCCGGTCCAGTAATAAACGCACTTTGCCATCCTTCTTCATTAGAAACATCAATCTTATTTGCGTCCAAAAACAACGCTCCCAGAAAGGATTCAAACAAACATCCCAACTTCTTATGATTTATTCGCGTTTGTTTAGCTTCAGAATGTTTAGACATAATATACCATTTATGTAATCCCATTTCATACGCCAATTTTCCAATAGATTCATTTTTAACTAATGCGATCTTCTTTTCTGTCATAAATCCTTCATTCTCTTTAGGAAAACGTTTATATAAGCAATACTTGGTGACACATTCCAATACTCCATCGCCGAGAAACTCAAGTCGTTCATTTGATTTAGTATGAAGGTCTAAACAATTTATAGGACATTTTGCAAGTATAATATTATTTTCTTCATTCTCCTTGTCTGGACGACGTGTATATGAACGATGAATAAATGCTCGTTTATATAGATTGAAATTATTAATGCGAATATCCAATCCATATTTATGCAATAAGTCATATACGTCCCTTTCTGTAATTTCTACATTTACAGGATTATATGGGTCAAAATACAACTGTTCAACTCCGTGTTCGTTTTTAATAATGGTTATATCTTCCTCGTTCGTTTGTATCATGATTGGATGGATTGGCGAATTTAATAATTCTATATTGTACTATATTATGATGCTTATTATTTATTTCAATTTTTTATTATCCATTTAATACAATATCAACAAAAATAGAACAATAAATTAAAGGGTTTAGAGCACAATTAAAATATTTAGGTAATATATAAAAATGGTATTAAGCGGAACTAAAAAAACAAGCTCTATTGCTAGCATTACAAACCTTCCCAACGGAGGTGGCTCAAAGAAAGCCGGATTACCCAAGCGTGTTGACGGAAACTCCATGTGGTCTCAAGTTGCTCTTAGCGGAACATCACAAAACCGCAGCGTTTTGATTGAACCCCAAGTAAGCACCGTAAAAGCCTCTCGTCCGGTAGGCATGCGTTTCTTCAGATAAACAGTTAGTTGAATTATAATATAATAAGAAATAATGTTTTATTATATTATTTAATGAAAATCGTGGTGGATTATCGCGAACACGATTTATATGATGTGTTAATAGATAAAACAATGACTTTGGGGGATGGTATTATAGTGAAGGAAAATCTGCTTTTAGGAGATATACAAATACAAAAGGAATATGGAGAACAAATGATTATTTTTGAACGAAAAACGGTAAAAGATTTACTTGCGTCCATTAAAGATGGGCGATATTCGGAACAATCATATCGTCTAACACATTCGTGTGATGTGCATAATCATAACATTGTGTATATTATTGAAGGAAATTTGTATCATGGTATAGCCGAGATTGAAAAGCGGATTGCTTTAAACGCATTTATTTCGCTAATGTTATTCAAAGGATTTTCTGTATTAAATACTCAAAGTGTTACGGAAACTGGTAATATGATTGTATCTATTATGTTGAAAGTAGAAAAAGAATATGCGAAAAACAAAATACCATATTACTATTGTTCAACTGACACTAATACTCAACATCAAGTTAAAGCATCTACCGAAACAGATTATGTAGATGTTGTCAAAAAAACAAAAAAAGATAATATTACAAAAAACAATATTGGAAATATTATGTTATGTCAGATCCCTGGAATAAGTGCATCCATTTCTAAAGTAATCTTAAATGATTTTAATAGTTTCCGTGAGTTTTTAGATGAATTGAAAGAGAACCCTGATTTCCTGAATACATTAGTAATTCAGTCGTCTAATGGGAAAACACGAAAAATTAGTAAAACAATTATTGAAAATATCAAAAATTATTTATTATAGATGAACGTGTATAGATGGATATGAATATGGATGATGTATCATTGAGGTTTAAATCGCACCGGGATGGTTTTGGAATACGGGTTTGACAACTTCGCGATCTTTATAATCTCCGCGTTCAACAGCTACTTGTGTGAATTGAACACCTCCCCAGTTAGAATCCATTGGGTTCTTGCTTTGTTGTTCATTTTGTGTAGATTTATGTAAAAGGTCTAATTCTGTTATTTGTCCAATGTGTTGTCCATATGGGTCAAATCCTTGGAATTGGTTGGCATTGTAAGGCGGATTTTGTTTGGTTGCGTCTAAATATGGAACCAACATTTTATTTGTGTCTTCTTTATACACAAGTGGTACATTGGTTGGCAATCCTCCTTGCATATCAAATGGACTGGGGCGGGCACGATAGACTTCTTGACCCTGTGTGTTTACTTCTTGCTGTAAAAATAGAATAGGGCATATTTCACCACTATTGCGTTTTATATTAACATAATTGATATATTCGTCTAAATTATAAAAAGGCATCGGATTCGCCCCATCTACCACAGGTTTATTTGTGTTATACATTAATAACACACCATTCTTACGAACCAATAAGTTAGGACAATTACTATTTACAGTCATATCCATAGAACTTGATGGTTGCGTTTCAAACCCTTCTTTAGTAGAATAGCACGTGTTCTCTACAAAGAAATATAATCCCAGTAAAAATGTAATAAATAAAAATATCAAAAAATAATCCCTTGTCATCATTTTGTTTATATATTATATATAAACAATATATAATGAATAAAGCGGTTCTTATTTATGCAAATTGGTGCGGACATTGTCAAATGTTGAAACCCAAGTGGGAACAAGCCAAAACAATGCTAAACAATAACGTTTCTGTTATAGAAATTGAAGATTCTGACCCATACAAACAAGATAAAATTAACATGTTGAATCAAGACCTCAATGGCAACCAAAAAGTAGAAGTAATGGGATATCCTACATTATTTAAAATACGTAATAATAATTTAGAATATTACCAAAAAGAACGCGAACCTTCGCAAATGGCTGATTTTTTCAATCAAGGTTCAAACAAAATTGTTGTCAAATCCAAGTCTAAATCCAAATCTAAATCCAAGTCTAAATCCAAATCCAAATCCAAGTCTAAATCCCGAGGGGGAAATCGTTTGAAAATAACGAAGAAAATGAAAATACGTAGAAATAATAAAACACGAAAAAATAGAAATTAGAATATGTAGATAAACTGAGATAAAATTGAAATAATAGTGATACATATACCACCATTATTAAATACCATGTCAACAGGAGAAAAAAAGAAGATTAAAAAGAAACCCGTCCTTGGTAAGGATTTTCGGTTATTTGATTTCAGAATTGATACACAGACTGAAGAGGACGATGGAAATGGTCCAAGTATGTTTGACAATTCAAAACTTGTTATTACTATGTTTGGACTGAATGAAAAGGGACATACGTGTTCCATTGAAGTGAATGACTTCAAGCCATTCTTTTATATCAAAGTGAATACAGAATTATGCGACGACGATTTTGATAAGTTAGAAAATAGTATTCGTAGCGCATTGGAAAATTCAGGTGCGAAAAAATCAAAATACTATACCAAATCATTCAATTGCGAACGAGTAAAATATAACAAACTCTATGGGTTTGCAAGTGGTGAGCTGTCGCATTTTGTAAAAATTACATTCAAAAGCAGTCGTTGTTATAATAAAGTGAAAAATTTTTGGATATATAACAATATCAATCGTCCGTCCAAACAAAAAAATGAGCAATATCATTTTACAAAATATGAATTGTATGAAAGTAACATACCACCATTGCTTCGTTTCTTTCATATTCAAAACATCTATCCTTCCGGATGGGTGCGTGTCAAAGCACCGTCAAAAGAAGGTATCAACACAACGTGTAAATATAAATATCAATGTAGTCTATCAAAGATCATACCTCTCAACGATAAGGAGGACAATGTTCCCTTCAAAATATGTAGTTTTGATATTGAGGCAAGTAGTAGTCACGGAGATTTTCCTGTTCCTATCAAGAGCTATAAAAAGTTGGCAATGAATATTGTAGATAATTTCAAGAAGCAGTCGTTGAACAGTAATGATATGAAATACAAATTCTTGAAGAAAAACATTGAAGCAGGATTTCAGCTTAAGAAGTGTGACAATGTAGATGTTGTATATCCCAAAGTGAAAAATTCCAAACAAAAAATGACTGACATTATCAATACACTCATAAATATGTTGAAGGAAAAGCCTGCAAATGATTTTATTCAGGCTGAGTCAAACGATATTGTTAGGAAAAAAGTGAATACGTCGTATGATGCTGCTGAAGAAGACGATCTAAATACTGACATCGTAAATGAAAATATTCCAGAAAAAAAGACAACACAAAAAAAGAAATTAACAACAAATAAAAAATACGATGGTATGTATTTGGTAGATATTATTGATGCTGAAAGCAAAGTTCCACGTGATGAAAAAATCACTATTCTTGATGAAATATTAACGTGCCGCTTACCCGAACTGGAAGGTGATAAAGTAACATTCATTGGTTCAACGTTTATGAAGCACGGTGATAGTGAGCCATATTACAACAATTGTTTAGTAGTAAATGACTGTGACCCAGTAGATGGTGCAGAAATACAATGTGTAAAAAATGAATATGATTTGCTTACTGAATGGACGAATTTGATTTGTAGAGAAGACCCAGATATTATTATTGGGTACAATATATTTGGTTTTGATTATGAATTTATGTTTCGTCGTTCGCTTGAAAATAATTGTGCTGAGAAATTTCTTGCGTTGTCGCGCTATACAAAGAATGGTTTAAATGGGATTTGTGGCAAGACAGATAGTACTGGATTAGTACTAGAAGATGGGATTGAAAATAAACAATTGGTTATTGCAAGCGGCGAATATGATTTGAAGTTCTATGATATTCCAGGACGACTACAAATTGATATGTATGCGTATTTCCGAAGGGATTTCAATTTGTCTTCGTATAAACTGGATGATGTTGCTGGCGAATATATTAGTGATACTATAAAACATACCGAAAGTATTCACATTGATGATAACCCATATACAGAGTTATATAGTGGCAATTTGACTGGATTACATAAAAATGATTATATTCATTTGGAATTGGTGACATTCACTGTGGATTATTATGATGACGGCAAGAAATTCAAGGTGATTGATATCTATTCTAAAGAGAAGGACGGGAAAAACTACAACGTTATTTTGATAGAAGGTCATCACGTATTTGAAAAGAATAAAAAGTTGAAATGGGGTGTAGCTAAGGATGACGTTACGCCTCAGGATATTTTCAGATTAACCAATGGCGACGCAAGCGACCGTGCAATTGTAGCAAAATACTGTATTCAGGATTGTAACCTGGTTCATCATTTGATGAAAAAGATTGATGTGATTACTGGCTATGTTGAGATGTCAAACATTTGTTCCGTGCCTATCAGTTTCTTGGTATTTCGCGGACAAGGTATCAAACTTACCAGTTATGTTGCCAAGAAATGTCGTGAAAAAAATACACTGATGCCCGATTTGGAAAAGAAGGAAAATGATGGAGGTTATGAGGGTGCTATTGTACTTCCACCAAAATGTAAAATGTATATGGATAATCCTGTTGCTTGTGTGGATTATAGTTCGCTATATCCGTCTTCAATGATTAGTCAAAATTATTCTCACGATAGTAAGGTTTGGACAAAAGAATATAATTTGGAAGGAACAATGATACATGAGACGGGAGAGAAAGACAGTAAAGGCAACTATATCTATGATAACTTAGAAGGGTATCAGTACATCAATACTGAATTTGACATATTTGAATATCGCCGCAAAAGTGAAAAGAGCCGTGCGGAAAAGACAAAGGTTGGACGAAAGATTTGCCGATGGGCTCAACTGCCAAACAATAAGAAATCCATTATGCCATCCATTTTGGAAGAACTACTTAAAGCACGTAAAGATACTCGTAAAAAAGCGAAACTTGAAAAGGACCCGTTTATGCAGAATATTCTGGATAAACGACAACTTGGGTATAAAGTAACGGCGAATTCATTGTATGGGCAATGTGGCGCAAGAACATCCACATTTTACGAAAAAGACGTTGCTGCTTCTACTACTGCAACAGGACGTCAAATGATTATGTATGCTCGTGGAATGGTTGAAGACATTTATGGAAATAAAGTGGTAACGTTGAAAGACGGGTCACAAGTTAGAACCCGCGCTGAATACATTTACGGAGATACGGATAGTGTATTTTATACATTCAACTTGGAAGATTTGGATGGTACCAAGATTACAGGACAACGAGCGTTGGAAATCACAATTGAAGTATCGTTTGAAGTTGAAAAAGTATGCAGTATGTTCTTGAAACCACCAATGTATTTGGAATATGAAAAAACATTTATGCCGTTCATATTGTTATCTAAAAAACGTTATGTTGGTATGCTTTATGAAGATGACCCTAATAAAGGATATTTGAAATATATGGGTCTTTCATTGAAACGACGAGACAATTGTGACTATTTAAAAGATACCTATGGTGAAATTATTAATATCTTGATGAAGACACAGGACGTTCAACAAGCGATTGATTACTTAAATCAGTCTATGAATAAGTTGATTGATGGAAATGTAAGTATGGACAAACTTTCTATTACCAAGTCGTTAAGGAGTGATTATAAGAATCCACAACAAATTGGTCATTGGGTGTTGTCTGATCGTATTGGAAAACGAGACCCCGGTAACAAACCCAAACCGGGTGATCGTATAAAATACGTATTTGTCACAAATCCGAACAAAAAAGCCCTTACTGGTGATAAGATTGAGACTCCGGAGTTCATTACACAAAATAATTTGACAATAGATTATGTATATTATATCACAAATCAGTTAATGAAACCGCTTCAGCAGTTGTTTGGACTTGCTATTGAAGATATTTGGAAAAATCAAAACAAACATAATGCTATTGTACGTCATCAAAACGAGATGGATAAATTGGATAAAACGTATAAAGATGATATAGAAACATTGATGAAGGCTCGCGAAAAGGAGTGTTCTAAAAAAATCAAAGTTCTTCTATTTGACAAGAAGATTCGGGAAATTGATAATAAAGTGAATAAACAAAAAGAACTTACGTTTGATATGTTTTCAGCACCAGCATCAACACCTACTACAAAACCATCAAAAAAAATATACAAGAAATAATATAACCCTACAATACAATGAAACATTTTTTAATCACACATTTCGCTGTAATAATCTTCTTCTCTTTCGCCGGTTTGACAACCGAAATAGCATACAATAGAAATAATAACACAGAATATGATTATTGATGCTATAGTAATGGGGGCCATTTTAAATATCCGAAGGTGTATAATAGTATAATGATTATATATTATTATAATTTTCTTGACATTATCAATCAATTTTTTATGAACTATCAGATGATATATCTCCTGATATATCTGCTATAATTGATGGAAAACTGAAATCAAATGTGAATGCTCTTGGCGTAGCATCATTTTGTTGTTGGGCATTGTATTCGCTAACTGATGATGATAAACTTTCTGTTATCATTCTCTGCATTAAATTAGCAATATCTGTTGTATTTATATGTGGTCGCGATGTTGATGAAGGCTCTGTGTGTGTATTATTTGTTGTTGTTTGTTCGTCTTGTTGTTCATCTGGTTGTTCATTTTCCATATCATTTTGAGGTGAATTATTATTTCCTCTATATTCACGTATATCATATCTACATACAGGACAACGAACATTTGTTCTAAACCAATTTGTAAATGCCGTTGCATAAAATGTATGACCACAATGATGTATTGTAGTAACATTATCTCCATCTTGAAAGTTTTCAATAGTAATTGGACAACGTGTATTTATTGGTGGATGTTCTGAATCATATTGTGAATTGAACGAAGCACGTTGGATTTCTTCTTGACTTGGTGATACAATAACATTTTCAAATATATTTTGCCCTTGTGGAACCCACGAATAATAAAAGGTTGGAGGGTTCGGATTAGGGGGTGCTGGTGTTGGTATTCGTGTAGATTCACTTTGATTACGACGACTACGTGCTGGTTGTGTTTGTTGCGTTATGAATCGTCTATAAATACTAATAAGTGAATCCATATTTTCTTGATAACGCATTATATTGCTGTTATACGACATGAGAAGTTCCATGAAAATAGCGTGTAATCTTTGTGTTTCATTATCACTATTATAGTGGTACGATTGCTGTGTAGGTTGTCGTCGTGCATATGTATTACGTCGTGCCGAGGTGGAAAATAAATTACTGAAAACTGAAGGACTTACATTTCGGTCATTTATATAATTCTGTACTAATTCTAATAGAGCATCTCTATTATCCATTATAATAACATATAAAGATATTTTTATATATCTATAGAAATGGATAATAAATATAATAATTTATGCTTCACTGGATTAAAAAATATAGGTAATACGTGCTATATGAACTCTTGTTTACAAGTATTGAACCATATTTATGAACTCCACGGAATATTAGATAATATTGAAAAATATAATGATATCCCAGAAAAAACAATATGCACGGAATGGAATGATTTAAGAACTGTGATGTGGTCTGGGAATGGTGTGGTAAATCCTAAACGGTTTGTTCATTTTCTTCATAAAACATCAAAAGAGTTAAATAGCCTTTTTGTGGATTTTGACCAAAATGACTGTGATGAATTTCTTATGTTTATGATAGAATGTATTCATAAATCTATAAGTAGAAAAGCTACAGCAAAGTATCCAGATACAAACAATGCTGTAGATAAGACGTGTTTTGAATTGATAAAAACTACATATAAAAAAGAGTATTCTGAAATAACTGAATTATTTAATGGCATTACTGTTTCATTCTTAATTGACAAACAAAATAATATTAGAGGTAATAAACCGGAGTTCTTTTTTGCTTTAGACTTACCTATTATATTTAACAATAAACTTATTCCGAATCTAAACTTGTGTTTAGATGTGTATTTTGAGGGAGAATGGTTGGAAGGCGATAATGGATGGTTAGATGAAAAAACAAATACAAAAGTAGATGTAAAAAAGTGTTTTCGTATTTGGAAATTTCCAAGCATACTCATTATAACATTAAAACGATATCACAATGGTCTACGAAAAATACAAAATAAGATTGATTTTCCATTATCTGACCTAAACCTTAGCAAATACTATTGTTACCAAAAAACAGAACCTGTCATATATGATTGTTTTGGAGTATGTAATCACAGTGGTAATGTTAATGGAGGTCATTATACCAGTTTTGTCAAGAAAAATGATAATAAATGGTATCACTATAATGATTCAAATATCCAATGCGTTAATGAAAATGTAGTAGTCTCTGAAAAAGCATATTGCATATTTTATAGAAAAAGGTAGGAATGAATTCTAAAAAAATAGTTTGATATAATATATAATAATTAATGTTATCAATAATGGAACGTATTTACAAACCTCATTTATATGAAGGATTAGCCGGGGATACCAATGTCAATGATACTACAACTGATGTCAATGATACTACAACTGATGTCAATGATACTACAACTGATGTCAATGATACTACAACTGACGACAATCAACAACAACCTTCTGAAGAATCAAGTGATTTACCTGAAACAGAACCTGTTCCCGAAGAAAAAGATACATCTAAAAAAAGTATTCAAGAACAAATATTAAATACAACAAATTTCAATATAGTGATGTTGTTTTTATTTTTGTATATTGTAGCATATACTATTTTAGGTGTTTTTTATAAACATAATGGTAGTATTACAATGTCATTTGTTATAGATATTATGTTTACAGTCATTGTAGCTGGTATAGTTTATGTACTATACTACAGTTTAGACAGTAACCAACAACAAGAATTATTAAATGACAAATGGGAAGATACGAAAAATTATGTAAATGATGAATACTCAATAGCATATCAAGTCATTTTCATTATATTATTTTACGCTTTTATATACTTGTTTAGAATTCCAATGTCAAGTGGTTCGAAACCCGCTGTCATCTTTGTCATTGAAACATTGTCTTGGTTATTGTTATTGTTTATTTTAACAAATCAGTTTTTCAAAATATCATTTGGGGTATCTTTAGTAGATGACTTTGGAAAATACTTTGAAAAAGATTTGAAAACGACTCAAGCAACAGAAACAACTCCAGCAACAGATGATATTGTTGAAGTTCCTAAGGAAGAAGTATTTAATATTTCCGGAAATAAATACACATATAACGACGCCCAAGCAATATGCAAAGCATATGGTGCCGAATTGGCTACATATGACCAAATGGAAAATGCATATAATAATGGTGCTGAATGGTGTAACTACGGCTGGTCAGCAAATCAAATGGCGTTTTTCCCTACACAAAAACAGACGTGGCAAAAGATGCAAGTTTCTGATAAGTATAAAAATGCGTGTGGTCGTCCTGGTGTAAATGGAGGATATATGCGCAATCCCAATACTCGTTATGGCGTGAATTGTTATGGTGTTAAACCGAAACCAACGGATAGTGACCTTGCTCGTATCCAAAATAGCGAACCAAGTGCCCCTATTCAAAATGAACTGAAAGCCGAATTTGAAGAAAAGTTCAATATTAGTGACCTTGTTTTAAGCGGATTCAATTATAACACTTGGAATAAATAAACGCATTTCATTTTATAATTACAATATATACAAAATGAAATATATGGATATACTGAAACAACGATTTTCATCATATAAAATCGTATTGCTTTTCACAATTACACTTCTTTTTACATTGCTATATATGTTGTTAGATGATAGCCATTTTAGTGGGTTAAATAAAATTCAAGAAACAATCAAAGATGAACTTATCAAGAAAAAGGTGGAACAACAAGTAGAAAAAGTAGTAGTAGAGAACTTTGTAAAGGAAGAATCATTTGAGAATGATGTATTGAAAAATATAAAGATTGACCAGGCTACACGTAATGTAGAAAGGGATGTGGATACTAAAGAATTAGCACCGGAAAATATTGAACCAACTATTTCACAAAAGCTATTTAATCGTCTTTATTTTTCAATTTCTACAAGTACGTTATTAGGGTTTGGAGATATTTATCCAATCACAAATATCTCAAAAATTTTTGTAATGATGCAGTCTATTTCTACACTCATTTTAATTATTTTGTAGAGCGATTCTTCTGTGTTTTTTTACTTACAAATGACTGATTATTCATCGGACCATCGATTACGTTGTGTATAAATGTATCAAAAAAATTACTATTTATCACACGAACATCGCGTTCTTCTGATGTGGTGTCTTTTTTTCCTCCAATCATATTATCATTATTACACAATCCAATAGGACAACCTAAATCTTTTAATGTATTCATAATGCTATATCAATAGTATAATATTTAATTATATATTACTCATTATATTTTTTTTAGTTCATTCGTAATCTTTATTTGACGCTGGTCTTTTAATACCTTCATTATATACTTTACATTTGCTTCATTATCAATAACCTTTTTCAAACATTCTTCAACATATGTGAATGTAAGTGGTCCATACTCCTTCTTCTCGTACATTTTTATTTTTGTTTCGCCTATTGTTATTTGAGAACCTTTCCGTTGTTTCATATAGTCACATATTTTATCGTTTAGGTTGTTTTTTTCATTTCGCAATTCTCGCTGTTCTGCATTTAAGACTTTATTTTTCTCATCTAAATTGTCCCATTTCTTTATTAATTCTTTAATGTCCATTATATGTTTATTGTTGTGATTTCTTTAAGTTGTAGAGGTATGGATGATATTTTCATCATATAATGAATCAATATAAGTAACATTACAAAAATAAGTATGCAATAAATAGATATGATTATCAAATAAATGTATAACTCATTGTATATCCAATCAAAAAATGGTTTAGAAAGGTTATTTAGGTCTTGTCTTATTTTTTCATCTTGAAATAATGATAATATTGTTTCTCGTATGTCCATTTTAATATACATTGTATTTAATTTATGAAAAATAAACTAATCTGCGAATTGTGCGTTTTAGATAATAATTAAAAAGGTCATTAGACATTATAATATGAGTCAAAATATTCACATACACGATTGCAATGATTTTCCATTTGATACACTGAAATTATCTAATCCTATCGCACAAAGTGGTGGAACATATCTTATACGTTTTAGCCACAATAATGAACCCATTTACATTCAGCCACCTAAATGTTCATCAAAACAAGGTGTGATTCAATCTAATCGTAAATTCTTTATTGACTTGATGTTTAGCAATGAAAATATTGAGTTTATGGAGTTTTTAGAAAAACTTGAAGAAAATTGCCAACAATATATTTTCAAAAACAAAAGTAACTGGTTTGACGGTGATATAGAATTCAGCGACATTGAAAACTTCTTTCAATCCCCGTCTAAAATGTATAAATCTGGAAAATTTTACTTAGTTAGGTCAATTATTCCAAGCATTTTAGGTAAGCCACAATTATCATTGTATGATGAACAAGAAAATAATGTAGATTTAACAACATTAACCGAAAATGATTCTATCATGTCTATTTTGGAAATATCGGGCATCAAATGCTCAGCACGCACTTTTCAGGTAGTTTTAGAAATAAAGCAAATGATGAAATTAGAAAAACGTAATCTTTTTTCAAAATGTCTTTTATCTACTACATCCAAAAGTGAAAAAGTTTCTGTGGTTCAAGAACCCATTCAACATCAGATATTGGATACACCCAAATATAATACTGAAACTTTAGTGGTGGAGGATGATATATCTGAGCACGACGAAGAACAACCCATTAATAATGAAGAATCTATAGTTTTAGAAGATACTCAAAATACAGTTGAAAAAGAAGATGTTCCAATACTTGAACAACAAGAAGATAATCAAGAAGAAATTCTACTATTAGAAGATAAACCAAATGAAAACGCAGAAAGTGAAATAAATATTCCAAAATCAGAAGAGGAAACACAAGGAGAAATTCAAGAAGAAAAAGAAATAGATAAAATAACATTTAATGATACAGAAAATAACAACAAAATGTTTAGTCAAAATCTTCAAGAATTAGAACTATGTATTGATGATTTAGAGGAACAAGATGCGTTTTCTATAAACGAACGAAAAGATATATATTACAAAATGTATAAAGATGCAAGGAAAAAAGCTAAAATCGCAAAAGAGTTGGCTCTGGCTTCTTATTTAGAAGCACGAAATATTAAAAATACATATATGTTGGAAGATATTGAAAATAGTGATAGTGAAGATGAACTTGAAACTTTTGAAACCACTAATTAATATAATAATAATCAAAATTAATATCCATTATTATTATATAATATGTTGAAAGAAATTCGCTCCGGTCTCATGAAATACTTTACCATGGAAAAGGTTATTATGTTAGTAGCCCTTGCCATTTTAGCCTATATGTTATTTGCCTATGGTAATAACAAAGATTTAGTAATGGACTCTATGTCTAATTACGCCGTAATGGGTGACGTTGCTGCCCCTTCCGCGGAAGAAAAACCCGCTTCCCCAGAAGCCAAAGCACCCAAAAATGAAATGGCCAAAGTAGCTAACCCTGATGAATTATTACCTTCTGATGCCAACTCACAATGGTCCAACCTTAACCCCAGCTCTGTTGATAAAGCCAAAGGTGTTATGGCCCCCGACCTTCTCCAAGCCGGACATCACATTGGCCTTGACACCGTAGGACAATCCTTACGCAATGCTAACCAACAATTACGCTCTGACCCCGTTATCCAAAAACAAGACATTGGACCATGGAACCAAAGTACAATTGAAAGCGACACCATGCGCAAACCATTAGAAGTAGGTGCTTAAACAATGTGTTTGCTTTTTATTCAATACTATTAACCTACATTATTATGTATTATCATATACTATTTTGTAATAATACATAATCTATCCATATTATACATAATGACAAAAGATGATATCTTCTCGTATATTTTATTTCCCATTGTTGTTTTAGGTGCAATGTATATTTACTTGGATATGGATAATGACTTTGATTTAAAATGTATCGTGTCAAATGTTGATGGAAATAAATATTGTGTTCGCGAACGTAGTAAAATAAATGATGCCGCTGATTTATTAGCAAAAGTAACACAAAAATGTCAAGAGTTAGCAAAATATATGGAACAAAAATACCCCGATAAAGAAAATGTAAAACGTCTTTGTAGTGGATTTGAAAAGACTGTGATCAAAGAAACACTTCCCACAAGCACATTCACTGCATATAGTGAGAACAAGGGCGAAAAGATTGCGTTCTGTTTAAATAAGAAGAAGGAAGACAATGATAACCTGATTGACGAAAATACACTTACATTTGTTGCAATACACGAAATGGCACATATTATGACAAAATCAGTGGGACATAAACAAGAGTTCTGGGATAATTTTAAATTCCTTTTGGAAAATGCTAAGGAAGCTGGTATCCACCAACCAATCGATTATTCAAAGAATTCAAAGGAATATTGTGGAATGAGTATTACAGACAATCCTTATTATGATCACTAATAATGATACGCTTTTTATTAGAAGCATATCATTTACACACTTTTTGAATAACTTATATAATGTATATTTTTGTAGATATTGTATATATGAAAAAAATAATTTTATATGATGGTTCTGGAAAACCCGTTCAGTGTATTGTATTTACGGGTACCGCAAAAAAAATGGAACATCAAGAAATGTTTAGTGAAATAGAAATGGAAATTATTAATATTCATAAACCATCTATAATACAATCTGAAATGTACATTTACAATGATGATAATATTAGAAGCATTAAGAAAAAATTATTGAAAGAGTTCAGTGAAACCAAATATGGTTATGATGAAATTTATCTTTTTTACAGTGACAATTTATCTATTGAACAAGATGAGTTATATGATACTATCACTCACAATGGTAAGATTAGATTAACAAAAGACGTATATGCACAAATACGAATGAATTTCCAGTATCCATTTGAAACAAATGAGACAATTAAAGGTATTTATCAAGAATCAGACGTGAAATCATTAAACATGTCCAAAATTACATTTTTTAAACCATTAGGATTGGATTTTGCCAATTATGTGGATTATCGTTATTCTGCAAACCCTTTTGATGTCCTTCAAACAGATGAAGAAATCTACCGTATTGAAGGTAACAATTTACTTTCACCAATGGATAACAAGCTTCTTCTAAATTATGGTTCTCCTGACACTATTCATTGTTGTTTTGCTGATGACATTTGTAATTATGCTGTTCAACAATCATTGAACCAGGAATATTTCATAAAGAATTACTATCCTCAATTATATCAACGAAGAATTAAAAACAGTGATGATTTGTTATCACAACGTGTGGAGTTAATCAATTACAATAAAAAAATTCTTGACCAATCATCATTTGAATATTACAAGATTATTCATCTTCTTCATCAAATTCAAGAGAACAAGAAACAGGATTTGGATTATATTACAAATGGTCATAAAAAAATGACGTTTAATTTACTACCGTCTCAAGAATTCAGCTTACCCATTCATTCTATTTTCAAAATATTACACGTCTCCAAAACAATACCTATAATGAAATATACATTTTCGGCAAGTAGTGATAAGCTCTTGCGTGTATTTACGATTATTTCACAGAAAACTGGAAAATCAGAAGCATATCTACCCAAGAAAAGCATTATTAATTACTCCAATAAAAAACACGACAATAACACCATTTCGTTTTTCTTGCATAGCAAAAAGGGGTATATCAATGCCGATTTATACACATCTGGATTAATCAAGTATCAAGTGATTTTTGATGATATACAACCATTGGATGTACTTGAAAGTGAAATTAAAGACATCAGTTACCCATTGATTAAAATGTTGAATGAAATATTACTACAATATGGTATTAGTATCAACTATTTTGAATCTATTTATAGTGATAATACTGACGTTATTAGCATAGACTATCATAAAATTATATCTTCATCCCAAAATATCAAGTTGACAAAATGTAGGCCACTCATCAGTTCAATCTTTGATATTGCCCATACACAATATCCCATTAAAATGTTATATAAACGTGTAGAGAATTATAAAAAAATGAATGCGATTAACAAGATGATTAATGATACGTATAATGAAACAAACGACGAATCCAAAGTAATTAAAATATTGGAAGACAACTTTAATATGTCAAGTGAAGACGCAATGAAGAAAATTTCTGAATTCTTTAATGGTTTTACACGCATAAATAACAAACTTACTAAGACGATTAATATTGTTGAAAGTCCAGGATTTAATTGTATCATCAATTATGACTCTAATGAAAAGAAACTGTTTTTTGAAGTTGAAAATATTACAAATATTAAGTATATTGAGTTTATTCGTACATATGTAAATAGTTTGTTTATGATATTACTATCCAAAGAGAATATTGATTTACCTGTTGATATTATTGATAATGCGTGCAAAACAAAAGCTGAAGATAAGGATATACAGAAAAAGGAATCTAAACAACCTAATGTTCTTGATGCTCGCGAAAGCGACACTATACAACCAGTATTAAATATACACCCTTACAATGTTGTTGATGCTATAAAAACTGAGCCAACAGAAGCAGATATGGATGAATTGCTATTTTCTTCCGACAGTGACGAAGAAGAAAGCGACGAAGAAGAAAGCGACGAAGAAGAAAGTGACGAAGAGGTGAGTGGTGGTGATGGTAAAAATAATATTTTGAATGAAAGAGGTCCATTATTTGACAATCAACCCATTGGACGACCTAATATAGTTTCCCAACGATTACAAAAATATGAACCTAATATATTTTTAAAGAAGAAGGAAGGAAAATTCAATTTATTCTCGCGTTCTTGTTTATCATCTCAGCATCGTCATCCTATATTAGTTACCGATGAAGAAAAGAAGGAAATTGATAAAAATTATAAGGGTTCATATGAACATTCCATTGAATACGGAAGCGACCCTAATAAAAAATACCATTACATATGTCCTCGTTATTGGTGCTTGCTTACAAACACCAGTTTGACAGAAGAACAAGCAAAATCTGGAATGTGTGGCAAGATAATACCTAAGGGTGCAAAAACAATTCCTAAAGGTCATTATGTATTTGAATATAACCACAAAGATGTTCATCTTGGTGAAAATGGAAGTTATAACTATGCTAATCCTGGATTTCTTAAAGGCGAAACAGCAGATGGTCTCTGTGTTCCGTGCTGTTTCGGAAAACAATGGGGCGAAGATACACAACAAGATCGAATTAAAAAATGTACTGGTTCCCGATTTGTTCCAAGAAAGAAGCAAAATGATGAAAAACAAATGGACAAACAAATTGTAAAAACGGATAAATATAACCCATATGTGATTGAATTCAATACATATCCCATCCCAGAAAATAGGTTGGGATTTCTTCATCCAACATATGAAAAGGTGTTAGGTATTGATTATACTAATGTAAAGGATAAGAATAAATCTCATTATTTGAGAACAAATATATCCACATTTCTTCGTTTAGGCTCTGTTAACAATGTTCGCAAATCTTTTTTGTCGTGTTTATTACTTGTATATAATGATCTGAAAAATATACGATATCGTGTGTCATTA